AGCGAGACATGACAAGGGTATCAACTAAAGTTTTATCGCTTAGATCTATTCCACAAAGGTCTTTTATAACAGGGATGTCAAAGCCTAAGATATTGTGGCCTACTAATGTATCTGCTTTTTGAAGTAACCCAAGACCTGACTCTAGTTGTTGAGGAGCAAACTTATGAATTTTACCAGAGTCAGTGTCTTGAGCAACCATACAGTGAATTTTTGTTGGAGTTAAACTATCTGTTTCTATATCAAAAACTAATTCCATTCTAATACCTCTGAGGAAGCCTCTTCTTCAAACGAGTCAAACACAGGCTCACTTAACCTACCTGTTTCTTTATTATAAAAAAGTTTTGTAGCATAACCTACATCTCCTGTGTATCTAGATTTCAACACTCTTAATACTGTGGTGTTAGCCTCTTCTGGATCGTCTGCTTGTTGGTTTCTTTCCAGCGCTATAACAGAGTCACTTAGTTGTGCTATTGATTGGCTGCCTCTGAGGTGAGAAAGATTAACTTGTATTCCGTTCTCGTGTCCTTTGTTGCCTTCAACCCTTCTTAAATGAGAAACCAGAATTAAGCCTGCGCTTGTTTCTTCTACTATAGATCTTAATCTAGTCATAATCGCATCTATTCCTCTACGTTCATCACCCATATGGATAGCGCTTACAAGCATATGTAAATGGTCCATAATTATCCACTTACAATTACAACCAATAATCATAAACCTGAGTTTAGAGAAAATTTCTTCTATGTCGTTTGTTCCAAAATGTGCATGAACCCATAGTTTATTTTTATCTTCTTCATCGGTCAGTATATCAAAGAAGCCATCTAATTCTTCTTTAGAATATTCTTCTCTTACTTGGTCTATATATAGTCTCGCGTTAGCTTCTATAGATAAGATACCATCTACTGTTCTTCTCCAATCTTCTTCTAAAGATATAACACCTACATTATCGCCTGTTTCTTTAAGCAACCAATGCTCTAACTCACGAGTAACGCTAGACTTACCTAAACCTGTGCCTCCTGTTAGCGTTACAAGTTCTCCTTGTCTTAAACCATAAAGCTTTCTGTTAAGTCCTGCAAAAGGATAAGGAACACTCTTCTTCTTTTCTCGTTCATGAAAGGCGCTTCTCCTTTCAGAGATATTCATTACTCCAGCAGGAGTGTAGGTCTTTGCTTTCCAGAAACAATCAGTAAATTTCTTATGTTTGTTCTCTTTGAGCATATCGTTGGCATCTTTGAAGCCGTCAGGTAAAGACATAATTTTTGCCTTTCCTGGTTTTAAAAGTCTTGCGGCTTTCTTAGCCGCTTCCTTACCTTGTTTATCATTATCAAAGCAGATAACAACATTATCAAACTGTTCTAGAAACTCTAGGCTATTCTTTATGTCTCGTTCTGCATTACCTGCACCATCTTTTATAGAAACACAGGCCCACTTCGATCCTGTTAGTTGATAAGCGGCCATTGCATCGCACTCACCTTCGGTGATAGTAATGTATTTCCCACTCTTGAATAATTGCTCACCAAACAAACGAGACTCTGAATGGTTTCCTTCCCAATAAAATTCTTTATCTTTAACTTTCCTTTTTTTCGTAGCGACCTTATCACCATTGTCATTATAATAAGGATACGAATGTTCGGAAATTGAACCATCCAGAGAAGAGAAAACTAGCTTAACTCCGTATTCTCTTGCTGTTTTCTCAGATATTTTTCTGTCTGATAAAGGAGAATAAATAGATGTAGAATCACTATTCAACTTAGCCTTCGATGTTGAAAGCTCAGTAATCTGATTAGCGCTTGGATTAGCCATATATTTTTTGTAATCTTTTATTCTTGTTTTGCAACTAAAACACCAAGCAGAGCCGTCTGGATTAACACCAAGACATTTTTTATGATTACAAATAGGACAAGTCTTGTGTGTTTCTTTAAAGCCTACATCCTTATTATCGTATTGTTGTTTTTGCAATTTGCGTTTGCTCCTTGAAAGAAAGTTATGTTAAAACAGACCTACCACCCTACCGAAGTTTACCGACCACCCTAGCCATAGGCACTCCTTACCTTTTAGGCTTCACCAGAAGAAAGCATAATAAGAACGCAAAAGAATATCGCTATTGCTTATTATTTTTAGCTTTCAATCCTTGATGAACCATGATTTTGAAAGGAGTTAACTTTCTTCATCTTCAGGAGGAAAGGCATCAGTCTCTTCGATGTCATCCGCAAGATCAGATCCCTCGTTATTGACAATACTCACAAGTTTATTTTCAAAAAATACTTTACTTGCTCTAATTTCGTCTAGATCTAAAGCAGTATTTTCTAAAGTTACAACTGTGTTTGCCTCTTTTTGTGTTAATCTGTGGAGTCTCAGAAATACCGCTTTACCCTCTTCAGGTAACTCATCGATTGTCCAATCAACACCATCAATAGTGACATAAGGTGGTTTTTTTTCTACTTGTTCTTGAATTTCTTCAGCCATTAGAACTCCTCCCCATCAGCAGGTCCACTTCCTTCATACTCAATCAAGTTTAAAACTTGAACTGCTTGTAGTTCCATGAACTTACCATAGTTATTTGTATAGGGCCTGAATTGAACAACAACATCTGAACCATTACCAACGATAGCATCCAAAGGATCTTTATCTGCATCCATTAATTTAGGAGCATCATTAACCATTGTGTTACCTTCGCTATCTGTCCATTCAACAGTTCGCTTCATTGTTAAAGTTTTTTCACCCTCGTCTGTAACACCTATTCTGAAGCCGTCTTGTTCAAACTGTGTTGCAGTTTCGTCATCGACAATCAGAGTAATCGTATACTTCGGAGGAGGAAACCTCGTTTGTGGGGTAGTGATGCTGGCCCACAGTGCTTTTCCACTTACTAAAGACATATATATTTACCTCGCTTATGCTTTATTATTATTATTATTAAATCAAAAAAAAGAGAAAAGGCATTGTTCATAGGATGTTTCTGCACTCATCCCCCAGGAATAATTTTCATCGGTTTTCTCTGGATCGCCTGTCGTTAATTCTGTCGGCATTTAACTTCCGAACCTTTTCAATTTTAAATACATAGGCCCAATTATAGCATAAAAACTTTTAAAAGTCCACATTTTTATCAGTGCGGTCAGGATTTACATTGCTTAAAATGTGTGAAATGATCTCAACCGTCATGCCGTTTCCTAGCATTTTGAATCTCTGAGTATTGCTGACACCTTCAGTATAGTTATCCTCTACTGTCTGAAGTCTCTCACATTCTAAAGGTGTAAGCTTTCTCCAATTCATTTGCTCTGGTTCTACCACTACGTTATCCTTCTGGACTGTGGTTAAAGCATTAGTCTTATCATCTTTACGAAGCTCTAACATCTGCTTAGTCCTGCCAGCAACAGAACCTTTACCGTCTTGTCTAACTCCGTCAATCTTATATCTTCCTCGCCATGCACCTGTCACAACTTTAGGTTGCGTGTTTCCACCTTGCATTGTAGTAAGAGCAGGTGACTTACCATCAGGTGAGTAGACTCTCTTGATTATGTCATAACCTTTGATGTCTACTGCTGTTCCTACTTGTTTAGGCTTACTAACTAACTGTCTTCTTTTCTTTGTAAGATAGCCTTTTAAATTAGTTCCTTTAAAATAGTTAGCATCCAAACAATAACTCTTGTCTCTTTCACTGACGTATCCATCTTCTAACACATCGCTCAACACTAAGCCTTTATCTTCTGGCTGTGTTACATCTGGGATATTAGTCCAATAGTATCTTTGTCTATTCTGTGCGCTGACTAAAGCACTGTTGATAAGTATAGGTTCAAACCTTACATTACCAAACATATCTTTGAACTCATCAGCTACTTCATCAGAAGTATAACAAGACGATACTTGCTCAGTGATCACATCAAGATACTCTTTCTTCATACGCACATTTTCTAAGAGAAAGTAATTAGGCTTTAGCTCTCGTAACAATCTCACAAACTCAAAGAACAACGCTGATCTTGGATCATCAAAGGCCAGTTGCTTACCAGCAAAAGAGAATCCTTGACATGGTGAACCTGCCAAAAGTAAATCTATATCCTTTGGCAGGTCTTTGGCTACAACACCACAAACATCACCTAACTGTATCGTATCAGGAAAATTCTTTTGAGTTACTTGGATAGCATACTTATCTAACTCACTTGCATAATAGTTATCGTAATTAATACCCAAACGATTAAGGGCTTGTTGACCACAACTCATGCCGTCAAATAAACTCAAGATATTCATACTATTACCTCCTCAGCTTTAGCAATCGCTTGTGCTTTAGTCATCATTATTTTTATTAGAATAGGTTATTTTAGCATAAATCAGCTAAGAATGATAGTTTTTTAAGAATTTTTTTCCAAGTAAAGACACCACTCTGTAGCGTATTTATCAGGTAACTCTAAATCATATCCTCGTGGGCCTAAACCATCTTTCTTGGCATACTTTACGCGCGGACCTCTGGCTCTTTTTCTGCTTCGCCAAGTCTTCTTGTTTCTAAACTTTTTTTCTAGTGCCAGGAATGTTTTACCTTCTTCTGTGTTAGGAACTCTATGCGTAAATTGTGACATATGTTTATTCTCCTTTATGTATATCAGTTAATACTGTATCAATATAACTATCTAACGCCATTTTGTTTTTTGCATTTACTTCTGCAGAATTTATTTCCTTTAATAAAACTCTGGCCTGTTCGATAGCATAATCAATGGCTTCTAAACTTGCTTGCTTCTCGTGTAAGGTGCAAATGTTATCTAAAGCATTTATTAGATTGTTTACTGTTTGTTCTGTTAGTTCACTCATCTTCTTTCTCCTCTCTAAATGATATATAATAAACTTCTCCTAAAATATTTTCTGTTACATGGCGCATGGCTTCTTGTCTTACTTCTTCTGATTCAGCCATTGAATGTCCTTGTTCTTTTAATAAAGAGATAGCGTTGTCCACAAACTGTTTCTTTAAATCAGGAACAAAGTTTTGCACTCTGTTCCATGCCTTAGTAGCTACAGAAGATACTGCTAATTCAACTTCAGTTGTTGGTTCAGTCATTAGGATTCTCCTCTTTGTGTTACCTTGATAAACGAACTCTTTCCTCATACAACCATGCTTCATACTCAGGCGTGTTCTTAACATAAATTTGTTCTTCTTTATCCCAATGTATGTTCAGCTTATCAGCTTCGGCAAAGGTTATCCAACCTTCATCTTTAACTTTTTTTAATTCTTCTGCTACGATTTTGTAGTGTGTGCCGTAAACATCTTCTAAGTAGACTATTCTTCTGAACGGACCAACTGCTGGATTAGCTTCTGAACTATCCAGGACAACAGTATCTTTCTTAATTACTGACTGCCTTTCTTGTTCGGAATGTCTCTCTAAAGCCTTGCTAATTATTAAACTTATCTCGAATGTGTGAACTCCATTAAACATAATTCTTATCTCCTTTTTTAATTAATATTATTCAAAATGTGACAAAGCATTCATTTCAAAACTCTTCACATTCTTCATCAACATCGTCTGGATATTGTGGTTCAACAAGCGCATACCTATTTCTAATTCTTTCTAATTCTTCTTCTAAGGTAAGTGCTTGTTCTGTTTTACGTTCTGCTTCGCCAATATCTTTTATGATCTTATAAATCTCTTGATACTTTTTTTCCCACAGGATTTCTTGTTCAACTTCTTCAATGTGATCTAACTCAGTATCTTCACCATTATCTTTGATGGGTTCTATGTTTATGTAGGCCGCATCTACTAATTTATCAACAAATGTATTATCCGCCATGTGTTTTTCTCCTGTGTAGTTGTTCAAAGGCTAGTGTGTATATATATTTATCGGTAGTAACACTAAAGCCGTTATAAGAAATAACCTGCTCTGTGTCTGTTTTTTCAAAATGTTTTATGAGATGTTCTAAGCTACCCCATTTCTTCTTCAAGAGAGGATCATTTATACTGATCTCGTTAAGAGGTTTAGCACTTAGGATAGATTTAATGTAATCGTTTACAATTTTATTAAGGTCCTTTCTCGATATTAGTTTCTTTCCTTTAGTATCGTAATATTTCTGACCTAAGTTTAACCTTTGTTTGTCAGTTAACAATAATGGTATGTTGGTTTTCATAATGCTTCCTTATTATACTCCATGTATATCTGAATAGTGTTGTAGGTTATCATTTGCTTCTTGCTCATCTAACCACATATTATGTAGGTCAGCTTCGGAAATAGAATAACAGGCCTTTGATTGTAAGAACTCAAAAGCAAGTTTTATGATGATGTCGGTGGATGTAGTGGATTCTAAATCTCCACAGGCGTTGAAGATATAATTAACACAATCTTCTCGTAGGTCTGAACGATCTCCAAAATTTGTGTATTCTTCTAGGGTTTCGTCAATGTCTTCTTTAAATCTTTGGTTGTGTAGGTTACTCATAATCTAGTCTCTCTCTCCTCTTCTTCTGGTTGTTGTTGGCGGCGGTGTTAATGGATTATATCAAAAATTAACTCACTCTGCAACAGGTTTATTATATGTATCCAGGACAACATCCTCTAACAACTGTGGCGTATAGGCCAAGTGTTCTGCTGATACGTTTATATATCTCTTGTCTTTGATTGTGCCTTGTGTATCTCCGCAAACGTCTTGCCAATCTTCATAGACATACTTATGATGTAAGTGTCCATGAATGTTGGCCCTCCAACGCTTGTATAGCTCTTGTGGGTGTATGGGGATATGAGTTAGGACATACATATCACCTAAAATTTTGAGCTGGATAGCACCATAAACTGACTCATAGTATTGATTATCAACATTTTCATCGTGGTTTCCGCTAATCAATATCTTTCTACTGCCGTTAAGTCTTGGCATGATATGTGCCAGCAGTTTTGAATTGTGTAAAGAAACATCACCTAAGACATAAATCATGCTTGGTTCTTGATCTGAGTGCGGAACGACACTATTCCAATTCTCGATAAGGGTTTCATCGTGGTCAAAGACACTAAGAAAACCTCGCTTGTATGCTAGGTTAGTGTGGCCGAAATGTAGATCAGATATTATAAATTTTTTCATATAAATGAATACTGCCTGACATTACTAGATTTGTCAACATCTTTTTTGTTTGCCGCTAGACAGGTCTGTATAATGATGATAGTAGTTGTTGTTGTTATTGTGCAACTATATTCCTGGCTCCAGGACAAAGCTGTTTTTTCAATTTTCATAATAATCCAATATATAAAAAAATAAAAAATTTTTTAAAAAATTAAATTATGTATATATGTTATTTTTATCATTATTCATCATCATTTTATTGAATTGGACCTCCTCAGTTGCGTTGTAATGCGTTTTTAGATGTTGGCCTATACTTAGGTATACCCTAAAAATACGAAGGCTTAAACAATAAAGGGGATTATTAATAAGAGTATAAGAAGTAAGAACGGCACAAAAGCCAAGAATAAAACAAGGTTTAAATTAGGTTTAAAATCTGAATGTTTAAAGCGTTTTTGTTTTTTCATTTTATCTTATAAGTTATAGTTGGCATTCAAGAAAAATGCTTTATCTTTTTTATTTTGTTTTGCTATTTGTTTTTTATCGGTTACTCTTTTTTCTTTTAAACCAATAATTTTAATCCCTTGATAATCTTTATCATCATATGGCCTATAGTCATGTTCATCCCCATCAATAACTTTTAATTTTTTATTATTGATCATATGATAGCTCGGCAATTCATTTTTGACTATTGTATCCCTTGAAAATGCTACTGCTATATTGAGGTCATTAACCTTATTCAAATGCTTTTTATTTAATGGATCATAACTATATGTTAAATGGTATAAATCTTTGTTAATTTTCCTATTATGAAACTTTGTATAATCATATGATTTTATATCGATATTATTTTCATGCCAAGCTTCAAAAATATTTTTGTATGTTTTAACTTTTATTTTTATCTTTGTTAATTTGTAAATTAACCTTGATAATGAATTATTAACAATAACCGTATTGTTACAATGAAAAAACTTGGCACGTTCAAATAGAATATCACTAGTGCCGTTC